CCCGAAGAGTTTTTGATTGACCGCCGCGCTCGCTCGGTCGAGGACTCGGTGATCGTGGCGCACCGGCGCATGATGCGGGTCTCGGATCTGGTCGCGCTCGGGTACGACGAAGAGGAGGTACGCTCGCAGATGGGGGTGTACGAACTCGACACCAATGACGAGTATCTGGCGCGTAACCCCTACGCAGAATCGTACGGCCCAGGCGGCACGCAGGACGACAAGCGTGTGCTCTACGTCGAGGCCTACATGCGCGTCGACTATGACCGCGACGGTATCGCGGAGCTGCGCAAGGTCTGCACGATCGGCCCGTCCTACAAGATGGTGATGAACGAGCCCTGCTCGCACCGCCCGTTTGCGCTTTTCTGCCCAGACCCCGAGCCGCACGCGCTGATCGGTCTCTCGATCTTCGACATGACGGCCGACCTGCAGCGGATCAAGTCCGCGGTGATGCGCAACATGCTCGACTCTTTGTCGCTCGCGATCCACCCACGAGTGGGCGTCGTTGAGGGGCAGGTCAACATGGACGACGTGCTCAACACCGAGGTCGGCGGCATCATTCGCCAGCGCGCCCCCGGCATGGTCCAGCCATTCTCCGTCCCGTTTGTCGGTCAAGCCGCCTTCCCGATGCTGGAATACTTGGACAGCGTGCGCGAGACGCGCACCGGCATGTCCAAGGCGGCGATGGGCCTCGACGCCGGGGCGCTACAGAGCACCACCCGTGCGGCAGTGGCCGCGACAGTAAGTGCCTCTCAGCAGCACCTTGAGATGATCGCCCGCATCTTTGCAGAGACGGGAATGCGCGCCCTGTTCAAGGGAATTCTCAAGCTGGTCGTGGAAAATCAAGAGCGCCCACGGGTGGTGCGCCTCCGCAACCAGTGGGTGCCGATTGACCCGCGCTCGTGGGACGCCAACATGGACGTCGACGTAGACGTTGCGCTCGGCGGCGGCACCGAGGAACAGAAGGTCGGGGTGCTGACCGCGGTGGCCCAGAAGCAGGAGCAGATCCTGCAGATGATGGGGCCGCAGAATCCGCTCGTGAGCCCGCAGCAGTATCGCAACACGCTCGCCCGCTTGGTCGAGGCCTCCGGCTTCAAGAACGTCGACGAGTTCTTCCTTGACCCGGCGATGATGCCTCCCCCGCCTCCGCCCCCGCCGCCCCCGCCGGACCCGGCGATGATTCTGGCGCAGGTCGAGCAACAGAAGATCATGGCGGACATTCAGAACAAGCAGGCCGAGCTGGAGCTGAAGCGGCAGCAGATGCTCCTCGAGGACGATCGCGCCCGCGACAAGCAAGAGGCGGAGATGATGCTGCGTGCCTACGAGATCCAGCTGAAGAGCGGGACCGCCGTGGACGTGGAGCAGATCAAGGCCATGATGGCCGCGCCGCGTGTCGCGAGCCCGAGCGTGCAGCAGCCGGTGATCCCAGAGATCGGGCCGGCGCCGCAGATGCCGCCGATAAATCAGATGCCGCCGATGCAGCCGGGCATGTAATGCCATGCCGCTCGAGAATATCGACGTACCAGCACCACCAAACCCGAACGTGGCACCGGGGGCTTATGCGCCCCAGTACCACAACCAGATCAACAACCAGCTGAAGCTCTACCTCAACAGGCTGAGCAACAACCAGACGGAAATCGTCAAGTTCATCCAATCACTGACGGACTTAAACTTGCTTGAAAAGACCAACTTTGACGCATTCGGCAGGCTGCGCATGTCGCAGCCCTTTACGCTGTTTGACAGTCAAAACAGATACGCCAAAGACCCGCAATTCGACGAGTCGCTCGCCGGATCGGCGACGTGTTCGCATCTGCCGAACGAGTCGTCGGTGGCGATGGCGGTCACGACCGCCTCTGGCGACGAGGTGGTGCGGCAGAGCAGGCGCGTCTTCCCGTACCAGCCCGGCAAGTCGCTCCTCGTCATGTGCACGTTTGCGATGGCGGCAGGCGCGGATAACTTGCGCCAGCGCGTCGGATACTTTAGTACCGACAACGGCGTATTCCTCCAACAAAAGGATAATGCTTTATCCTTTATTATCCGCAGCTACACCGGCGGGTCCGTCAGTGACGCACGCGAGGTCGCGCAGGCAAACTGGAACGGCGACAAGCTCGACGGCAGCGGCGCGACCGGCATAACGCTTGACGTCACAAAGACGCAGATTTTCTTCATGGACTTCGAGTGGCTCGGGGTCGGCTCGGTGCGCTGCGGTTTTATCATCGACGGCGAGTACATCATCGCCCACACGTTCCACAACGCAAACTCTTTGTCGACGGTTTACATGCAGACGGCGATCTTGCCGGTGCGTTACGAGATCAAGGCCACCGGCACGCTGGCCGCGTCGAAGACCATGAAGCAGATCTGCTCGACCGTCATTTCAGAGGGCGGGTACGAGCAAAAGTCTGCACTGACTTGGGCGAGGGAGACGTCGCCGACGACAAGTATCGGGACGTCTTTTTTGCCGCTGGTTTCTATTCGGCTGAAATCGACAAACCTCGGCGCGGTCGTGATCCCTAACGGGTTCTCGTTCATGCCGACCTCGGCCTCGGATTATTTTGAGGTCGCGCTGATTAAAAACTCGACGCTGACCGGGGCATCGTTTGCGAGCGCGTCAACCAATGTGGAGTTCGACACGGCGGCGACTGCGATGACGGGCGGGACAATCGCGGTGCAAGACTTCACGTCATCTGGCGTTTTGTCGGGAAATTCAATCAACGACCCTAGCGCATACAATTTTGACTCGCAGCTTGGCGTGACGATTGGCGGGACGAGTGATATTTACACTCTTGCGGTGCGCGTGGTTAGCGGCACCGGAGAGGGCATCGGTGCATTGTCTTTCTGGGACTTAACTGACCCCTAACGAGGGAACGATCATGAGCATGGCTTTCCGCGGGCAACCGCAATACGCGCAGTCGCCGATGGGCGGCTACAACATGTCCGGCTATGGCGGAGATGCCATGCAGGCACTTGGTGATATTGGCGGCTTCGGCGGCTTCGGCTCCTTGAGCGGCCCCGCCACGATGGGCGGCAACTACAGCATGTTTGGCTCGTACAACCCGATGCCGTACCAACAGCAGAGCTACACCGGCGGATACGTGCCGGGCTATGGCGCGCAGCTGCCGCAGCAGTTTGGCGGCGGCTACGGCCAAGGCTACGGCAACATGTACGGCGCCGCCCCCGGCGGCGGCTTTGGCTTCGGCTTTGGCAACATTGGGATGCCGCAGATGCAGCAGCCGAACGTCAACGACCTCTTTGGTCAGTACATGTTTGGCCAGTATTACGGGCAGCCGGCCTTCAACCCGTTCCAGGCCACGTCCATGTTTGGCGGTGGCCGCCGTGGGGGCGGTGGCTTTGGCGGTGGCTTTGGCGGAGCTCGTCGAGGAAGTCGGCAGCAATTTCAGCCGCCTGCTGCAAACGCCCCGCAAAGGCCCAGTACGCCAATCACTTATGACACCATGCGGCCGGTGCCTCGAATCTTCGAGACACCGGAGCCGGCCCCGGCGGTTCCAGACAAAAACCAAGACCCAAATTATTGGTACTCTGTCTTCAAGGAAAACAACCCCGGCATCGACGACGCGCGCGCAAGAGAGCTTGGCGAGAGCAGGGCGGCAGCGTTTCGCAATATTCCGGCCTCGCAGCCTGCGCAGCCAACGCAGCCCGCCGCGCCGGCGGGTCTTTACGACACGTCAAACGACGACTGGGGCCGCGGAGAGGGGCCGATTGACGCGTCGCAGTTGCCCGGCGGATTTAACTGGCAGGCGTATCTTGACGCGCCGTCGAACGCCGATCTTCGTGCGGCCGGCGTTGACACGCCGAGCGAAGCTGCGCGCCATTACTTGAAGTATGGACGCGGAGAAAACCGCACGTTGGGCTCTGCGCCTGCCGCGACGCAGCCTGCTGCCCCGACTCAGCCCGGCATGCCGAGCAATATTTTCACGGCGATGCCGTACTACCCGCAAATTGAGCAAGCGCTTCCGTATTCGTTTGGCTCGATCGACATGGGCGCGCTGCCGATGTTTGTCGATAGTTACTCTGGGCTGTACAACAACCCCTTCAGCTTTCGTTAAGAGGACACCATGAAGCAGGGTCTCTATTCAAACATTTGGGCCAAGCGTGAGCGTATCGCGGCCGGCAGCGGCGAGAAGATGAGGAAGCCTGGAGCGAAGGGCGCGCCGACCGCCAAGGCATTCAAGGCCGCGGCCAAGACGGCGAAGAAGCGCAAGTGAAGACCCCGGCGTGGCAGCGGGCCGAGGGCCAGAGCAAGAAGGGCGGGCTGAACGCTGCCGGCCGCGCATCCTATAAGCGCGAGACCGGAGGCACGCTGAAGCCGCCAGTGAAGGGCGAGGCGAAGTCGCCCGAGCAACTGCGCCGGAAGGGATCGTTTTTGACGCGCATGGGGTCGATGCCGGGGCCGCTCTATGATGAGCGCGGCGAAAAGACTAGACTCAAGCTCTCGCTCGAGGCATGGGGCCATCGAGGAGACAAAGAAAGCGCGGTCCGCAAGGGTCGCGGATTGCTCGATGTTTATCAAAAAAGGAAGCAGAAAAATGCCTAGCAAAAGCACCAAGCAGGCCCGCCTCATGGCCGCGGCCGCCCACGACCCAGCCTTCGCCAAGAAGGTCGGCGTGCCGATGAAGGTCGCCAAAGAATTTAACAAAGCCGACAAGGGTGGCAAGCTCTTGAAGAAGGCGATGAGGAAGAAGCCGAAGGGCGGCCTGCTGGCTTGAGCGAGCGCAACCCCTACATCGACTCCCGCCGCGGGCAGGAGGCCAAAGAGCTCCTCGAGAATCCGATCCTCGTGGAGGCCTTTGGCGTCTTGGAGCGCGAGTACCTCAAGGCGTGGCGGCAGAGTAAGCCAGCCGACCAAGAAGAGCGCGAGCGGCTGTGGCTCGCGGTCGGCATCCTCGAGGAGATCCAGCGACACCTTCGCGTGGTCGTTGAGAACGGCGTCATGGCCAAGCGTGATATCGACAAGATCAGCGGCAGGAAATAATCCGCTTGAATCTTGCACAATAGATTTATGAGTGAAACCGGCACGGGTACACCCCCCGGATCAATACAGTCCACGCAGGACGTCTTTGAGCAGATGCTCGCCGCCGACGAAGGCGAAAACGAGCAGCTCGGGGCCGAAGCAACGGACGAGGGTGAGGAGCCTTCCCAGGCAGTCGACAGCGAGTCCGACGGCATGGAGGAGGAGACCACCGAAGGCGAAGAGGAAGCCGAAGAGGCAGCGCCGACGGGGCAGACATTCCGCGTCAAGGTTGACGGGGAAGAAGTCGAAGTCCCGCTGGATGAGTTGCTGAAGGGTTACTCTCGCACCGCAGACTATACGCGCAAGACGCAGGCGATCGCCGAGGCCAGAAAGCAGGCCGAGGCAGAGCTGGCGCTGGCGCGGCAGGAGCGGCAACAGTATGCACAGACCTTGACTGCGCTTGACGCGCAGCTCAAGTCGCTGCAACCGCCCGAGATCGACTGGGACAGGCTCTACCAAGAGAACCCGGTCGAATGGGTGAGACAGCGTGAGCTGCAGCGATCGAGGCAAGAGCAGGCGCAGTGGGTGCAGGCCCAGCGCACCGCTCTGGTACAGAAGCAACAGGCAGAGGAGCAGCTGAACGCGGAGAAGACCCTCGAGGTCGAACGCAGCAAGCTGGTCGAGGCGCTGCCGGATTGGCGCAACCCAGAAAAGGCACGCGCCGAGAAGGCAAAGATCGTCGAGTACGCAACCGGAAAGCTCGGCTTCAGTGTCGAGGAGATCTCGGACGTATACGACGCACGCGCTGTGCTCGCTCTTCGTAAGGCGATGCTTTACGACGAGTTGATGAGCAAGCGTGACCAGATGCGCCCGAAGATCATCCAGAAGGCCAAGCCCATGCGGGCAGGAGTTGCTTCCACGCCGCAGTCGTCAAAGGTCGTTGCATCGAAGGCCGCCCTGTCTAGGCTCGCAAATAGTGGCAGCACGCGTGACGCGGCTGCCGTGTTTGAACAGTTTATAGATTAGGGGATATTCAAATGTCACAGACCGCAAATACCTTTGATACCTTCAACGCGAAGGGCATCCGCGAGTCTCTCTCGAACGTGATCTACAACATCTCGCCCGAAGAGACCCCGTTCATGTCGAACATCGGCCGCGAGAACGTCAAAAACACGTTCTTCGAGTGGCAGACCGACAGCCTCGCCGCTGCCTCGACGACCAACGCGCAGATCGAAGGCGACGACGTCGGCACCTACGACTCGACCGCCGCAACGGTCCGCGTCGGCAACTACACGCAGGTGTCGCGCAAGACCTTGATCCTCTCGGGCACGCTCGAGTCGGTCGATAAGGCCGGCCGCCGCTCCGAGTTGGCGTACCAGCTCGCCAAGCGATCGGCCGAGCTGAAGCGCGACATGGAGTCGATCATGCTGACCAACCAGAAGGCCGACGGCGGCTCTGCTGGCACCAGCACGGCGCTGCGCAAGACGGGCTCGCTGCTCGCCTTCTTGAAGACCAACACCGACAAGGGCACGACCGGCGCCGACCCGTCCTACACGACGCAGCCGAACGCGACCCGCACGGACGCGACCGCCGCCAACCTGCGCACCTTCTCGGAGACGATCCTCAAGAGCGTCATCCAGAAGGTGTGGACGGCTGGTGGTACGCCGAAGATCCTCATGGTGGGCCCGGTCAACAAGCAGCGCGTGAGCGGCTTCCAGGGCATCGCGGAGATCCGCCGCGAAGTGACCGGCAACAAGCCGGGCGTCATCATCGGCGCCGCCGATGTTTACGTCTCGGACTTCGGCGCCGTGTCGGTGGTCCCGAACCGCTTCCAGCGTGAGCGTGACGCCTTCGTGCTCGACCCCGAGTACGCTGCCGTCGCCTTCCTGCGCCCCTTCCAGACCGTTGAGCTTGCGAAGACCGGCGACGCCGAGAAGCGCATGATCGTGGTCGAGTGGGGTCTCAAGGTCAACACCGAGGCCGCGCACG